GTGTAAAATGGCCCAAGTCCCCATCCTCAAAGGGATTTACTCGAACTCAGGTCCTGATTTCAGGACTGCGTATCCTGTGAATTTGGTCCCTGTGCCCAAGAGCACGGGGATCAGTGAGGAATACCTTCGCCCTGCTGACGGCATTGTCCAGAATGGCACGGGCCCTGGAATTGATAGAGGGGGCATCAACTGGAACGGCTCTTGCTACAGAGTGATGGGGACAAAACTTGTTAGGGTTCTTCCTACCGGGGACGTGTACACGATTGGGGATGTGGGAGCTGGAGGGCGCGTTTCCTTCACTTACAGTTTTGACAGGCTGGCCATTGCTTCCGGTGGGAGACTGTATCACTCCACAGGTTCTTCCCTTACACAGATTACAGATTCTGATTTAGGGGCTGTAGTAGATGTGATTTGGGTTGACGGCTACTTCATGACCACGGACGGAACGTATTTGGTCACGAATGATTTGAACGCCCCTACCTCAATTCCCGGGCTCTACGGCGTATCCGAAGCTGATCCAGATCGCATCGTGGCCTTGGCTAAACTTCGGAATGAAGTCTACGCACTCAACCGCTACACGATAGAAGCATTCGATAACGTGGGCGGAACACTGTTTCCGTTCCAAAGGATTGAAGGGGCGCAGATTCAAAAAGGCTGTATCGGTACGCAGGCCAGATGCGTCTATGCAGACCGCATCGCTTTTCTGGGAAGTGGTAGGAATGAAGCCCCCGGTATTTATCTTGGGGCTAACGCCGTAGCTAACAAGATTTCCACTTCTGAAATTGACGCTTTGTTGCTCGAATACACAGAAGCTGAACTTGCAACAGCATTCCTGGAGGCCAGGAACGACAAGGCGGGACAGTTTTTGCTAGTTCATCTCCCTGACAGGACTCTGGTTTTTGATGGGGCCGCGTCCCAGGAGTCTCAAGACGGGCTCCTATGGCATGTTCTCACAACTTCTACTTCTGGGTTCAGCAAGTATCGTGCCAGCGGGCTTGTTTGGTGCTACGACAAGTGGCTGGTGGGCGACCCTAGTTCTTCAGCCGTCGGCTACTTGTCCCAGGATGTCAGCTCCCACTGGGGTCAGAAGGTGCGTTGGGAGTTCAGCACTCCGGTTGCTTACAACGGGGGGAAAGGGGCCTTAGTGAATGCCCTGGAACTTGTGGCCTTGTCAGGTAGAGTTTCTTCTTCCGATGACCCGACTATCGCAACTTCATACTCTACCGATGGAGTGAACTGGAGCCAGGACAAATGGGTTTCTTCTGGCGCGACAGGGGACAGAGCCAAGCGCCTTGTGTGGTTGCGCCAAGGGTTGATCCGTCCCTGGAGAGTACAAAGGTTCAAAGGGGACAGCTCTTCTCATCTAACTTTTGCTCGACTTGAAGTTGAAGTCGAACCTCTGGCGGTGTAGCCGATGGCTGCCGGGGATCGCCTACGCCTTAGTCGGGCTCAGTTAGCCTCTTTTCTGCCTGATCCGCAAGCTATCAAGCAGTTTGAGAAGCTAATTGAAGTTGTGGACGACATTTCCCCTAATGTGACAGAGGAAGTGGCGGCTCTTGCGGCATTCGCCGTGGCTAAAGCGAATGAAGTGTCAGCTCTGGCTGAATTACTCCAAGAAGTCCTGGAAACCTTAGAAACAGCCCCGAAACCTATTCCCCCAGACGACCCAGAGGAAGACTCGGGGCCCCGCGTGAACCATGGGGATTTGGTCCACATCACGGGAACTGAAACCGTAGAGGGGGATAAGACTTTCACCGGCCTTGTGAACTTGGATGAGGCGCGGTTTGTGGCCGGGGTTACTCCGGCTAACACTCTGGGGACTGTAGCCTGGGGGGATACCTCTCAGACATTGGAAACCAACCTGGACCCAACGAATACGGTTACGCTCCACCACGGGCAGGATGTTCTGGTGCGGTGCATCAACAAAACTGGGGTGCAGATCGACTCAAAGAAAATTGTTCACATTGACGGGGCGGATACTTCTACCCCTACTTGTGTTCTGGCCAGGGCAAACGACATAGCTACTTGCAAGACCGTTGGTGTGGCTCTCCACAACATAGGAGTTGACCAAACAGGAGTTGTGAAGCTAGTCGGGCTAGTTGATTTTGACACCTCGGGTTTTGTGGCCGGGGATACGGTCTACGTTTCAACGGCTACAGCGGGGCTTCTGACAAATTCTGCTCCGGTTTCTCCCGATTACATGGTGCGCTTCGGCAAAGCCTTAAATTCCAACGTCTCCGGGAAGATTTGGGTAAAACCTGAATACCCAGTGGCTTTGGATACGGCCATGACTGCTGCTACGAATCTTGCGGCCCCAAGCCAGGGCGCGGTGTTTACTTACGCTGCTTCTGCCGCTTCCGCAGCGGTGGCGGCTCATGCGGCGCTTCAAACAGGCATCCACGGAATTTCCATTACTGCTGGAAAAACCTTTTCTTGCTCCAATACCCTCACTTTAGCAGGAACGGACGGATCGACTCTCAACATCGGAACAGGTGGGACTCTGGGAACTGCGGCCTACGTGGCCGACTCATCCCTGGTTCACATTGCTGGCACGGAAACCGTTACGGGTGCGAAGACTTTCAGCGCAGTTGCCACTTTCTCCAATACAACCGTATGCACGGGTCCGACTGTAGGAAGTTTGCTCGGGGTAAATGCGGGGCTTAACAGTACAAACACGGAAACAAGTGGGTCAAATCATGGGCTTTACTCGAAGATAACACCTAACCCCGGATCAGCTTCGAGCGGTAACTACTTCGGGGTTAGAGGCCATTCAGATACTTCCGCTTCCTGCGCCCAAAATATAACTGGGGCCGTTACTGGGGGATACTTCCAGGGATCTCACGTTGGGACAGGAACAGCCACCTCGCTACGTGGAATCACAGCTATTTCATCCCACACGTCATCTGGCATTAGCACGAATATGTATGGGGTGGATTCCTCCTGCTCTAATACTGGGAGCGGGGCAACGCAGAGCCTCATGGTTCCGCTGCGCTCGGCGTCTACGGTGAACAATGCCAGTCTGACCCTCACCACGCTCCAAGGTGTGAGAGTAGACCACACTCTGACAGCCGGAACGGTTACAACGCTGACCGGAGTGGCTGTCAGTGCCATCACGGCAACTAGCCTGACGGCTACGACCACTGTCATCGGATACGACGTTGGGGCAATCAACGCGGCTTCGTCAACTCCTGCCACGAACGCGTACGCCATGCGTACGGGCAACGTCACTGGGGCAAGCACGGGAAATTGGCAGTTGCACCTTGGGACAGGTATCTCAAAGTGGAATGACACGACTGAAGCCAGCGCCGTTGGAACAGCAAGCGCCGTGTTTGTTGGGGGTATCGGCGTAGCCAAGAAGATTTATGCCGGTTCAGTAATCAACCAAGCAGCGGTTGCAGCCGGGACAACCGAAGGCGACACGTTTTTTGAAACAACCCAGAATCATCACGGGTCATACTCCGGTGGAATGAAGGGCTGGTACGATAGGACGGTCTGCTCGAATTATGCGAATAGAACCCAGTCCGGTATCGTGACAGCACAGTCAATCGTTCCTACCTCTATGGTCGGAACTACGACGATCCCGGCGAACTGGTTCAAACAGGGTAAACGGCTAAGGTATATCATTCGCGGGGTTTACACGACGGATGCCGTTCCTGGGAACGGGACGTTGGCGATCAAACTTGGTGCGACGACGTTCAGGACTACTGGCTCATTCGCCCTGGATAACAGTGTAACAGCCGGGTATTGGAGGCTTGAGGGCGCGGTGACATGCTTCAGCACGGGAGCAGCCGGGACCGTTGGCGGCATCATGTGTTGGGAGCACGAACAAAGTGGAGGCGTCGGCCAACCACTCCACACTCAGACAGGCACGACAATAACGGCAGTGACGCTAGATACTACCGCCTCGCAGGTGTTTGACGTAGTTTGGACAGCGACGGACGCCGGAACCTCGATCACTTGCACTGACTTCCTTCTCATAGAAAGGGCCTGACATGACCACCACGCTTAAAAACCTTGTGGAAGCGAAATACGCTGAAAATTCCCAGACTACCCAATACACTGTGGGGTCAACCGTTAGATCCACCATCATCGACTCTGCCACGGCAACTAACGTGAGTGGGGGAAATGTGGTGTTCTCAGCTAACGTGGTCCCGTCTGGGGGGTCGGCTGGGTCATCCAACCTCATCCTCCAGACAAAGACAATCACCCCTGGTCAGACCTACATGTGCCGGGAGTTGATTGGTAAGATCATGGAAACAGGGGATTTCCTTTCAACTCTGTGTGATACCGCGTCAGCTCTGGTGATTGACATTGACGGGCGCGAAGTAACTTAGAACCTTGCGCTTGCGTGAGCCGGGGCATACAATGGCCAAAGCTGAGAACGTCTAGTCCTAAGCGACGGAGGTGAGTCTTCTGGGGATATGTCATAGCAGGTGTTCTTAGTCTAGCTGGTTCGCTAATCCAAAGTAACCAGCAAAAACAAGCAGCCAAAGGTGCTGCTGGGGCACAGGCCGCGGCTGCGAACGCGGCTCTGTCCGAACAGCGGAAGCAATTCGCTGACATCCAGAAACTTATGGAGCCTTACGTCAAGGCCGGAACAGGCGCTGTAGGAGCCCAGCAAGCTCTACTAGGTCTTTCAGGCCCCGAAGCGCAAGCAAAAGCGATTGCAGGCATAGAGACATCCCCTCAGTTCAAGGCCATGATGCAGCAAGGGGAAAGGGCTATCCTAGCGAACGCTTCAGCAACCGGGGGTCTCCGTGGCGGGAATACCCAAGCCGCTTTAGCTCAGTTCAGGCCCCAACTGCTGAGCCAACTGATTGACCAGAGGTTCGCACAGTTAGGCAACGTAGCCCAGTTAGGCCAAGCCGGGGCGGCGGGCCAGGCTTCGGCAGGGCTATCCACCGGACAGGGCTTAGCCGGAACATTAGGGCTTTTGGGTCAAGCGCAGGCTGGGGGCTACTTGGCTGGGGGTGCCGCGAATGCCGCAGCTACCCAAGGAGTTTTCGACGCTATTAGCACGGCTTTCGGCGGGATCGGGAGATCTAAGGGGTGGTTCGGATGACATTTCAAGGTGGCGGGCCTTTCAATTACATTCTGCCTAACATGGTCGACATGAACAAAACCG